TGGTTGACCGTGTAGCCACCGGGCAATACACCCGTGTTGCGTATAGAGTTGATGTCGTTGTCAGCAGTACCAGAACGCAGTGTTGAGTTCAGGATACGGTCAGCAACGAATACCAACTGAGGTGGTACAACCAGCTTGGTTGCCTGCACTGAGATGGTCAGACCTTTGTCATCTGTGAATGTGCTGATGTCGATCAGCGCATCTTCCAGCGAGGTCTCGTTCAGGTCAGCCATTGAAGACGCACGGTTTGCAGCAGTGCCGCCACCCGCAAGCGGGTGAGCCGTGTTGATCAACGATACGCCGTCACCACCAGTGAAGCTGGATGAAAACGCATTGTTTAATACGTCTGCACCTTTTACCTCTTTGGTGTTAGCCATAGATCGGGCCAGAGCCTTCACATATCGCTTACCTAACGAGTCGTATAAGTTGTCTTCTACCGCTTCATCGGTGAGCGCGAACGCTAACGCAACGGTGTCGTGCGTGTAGCGAGCGGTAAAGCTCTCTGTAGCGTTGTCAAAAACAACACCTTGACCTTCAGTCTTGGTGGGTGCGCTTCCAAACCCAGTGATCAGAACCTCTTCTTCAAAGGCTCGCTGTGAGTCTTCGATGGCGAAGATCTCTTCGTACTCGCGGTCATAACTGTCGTAAGACATGCCGAAAAGCGAGTTCAGACCCGGCTCTAGCTCTTTAGCTAGTTGTGCTCTTGAAATAGCCATTGTCTAGCCTCCTATTTAAGCTAAGCCAGCGCCTTTAACGCCGAATACATGGTTTTGGATAACAACCAACACGTTAGTGTGTGCTGCGGCTACGTCTGAATTTGATGGATCTTGTGAGATATCAATCGCTTTCAAAGAAAGCGTTGTACCCGTTCCACCATCAGCAACTTTCAACTCAGCTCCAGAGATACCCGTTAAGGTTGAACCAGCAGTCGTGTAAACGATGTCGTGGTTGCCAAACAAATCGGCTATCGGATAAGCAGAATCGGCTTGAATCTCAAAAACGACCATTGGGTCATCAATGACAAAAGCGATAATGTCTGAAGCGTTGGTGCTTGCAGGATAGAAATTGCTGAACACTTGTTCCTTAGTAGTAGGATCGGTGTATTGGCAACCGTTAAAAACACCCACGATAGGCACAGTGCCTCCGTCAGCGTGTACTTCTACACCACCACCAGTGACTTGAGCGACCATATCGCCTTGAAAAATGGATGTTCCATAGTTCGCAGCTATACGATAACGACTCTGACCGCCTGAGTAGGGTGCGCCACCAATCATTCTGACTGGCTTCATTCCAAAAGCAGCGTCTTGATTCGCCATTTTGAATTACCTCTATCTTCGTCCAAATGTTACGTTGCTGTCACGTTGAGGATCGTATTTAACATAACGACTGTCACCACGGGTCTCGTTGAACATATTATTGTCCAGCGCGTCCTTGGCTTCTTGCGACTTCTCACCGTAGTAAGCCCTTCGCTCTTCAACCGTTTCGTTAGGGATCTTTGCCAACAGCAACCCTTCGTTGTAAACCACGCCTTCGTGCCGTCCATTGTCCATTGTTGGTAAAGAACGCCATTCTTCAGGAAGGTCAGTGCCTCTTACGAGTTCCCACCCTTCTCGAATCCGACGCGAGACATTAGCTCGGTCTTCTTGTCCCAACATAGACTCCCTGATCCACCGATAGGTATAACCTGCGGGTGGTGGGGGAGTTTCCAATGAGCGAACAGGTCGCCACGGTTTCCTGCGAGTCTGATTATCGTGTGACTGCGAATCACGGGATGAACGTGCGTTTGCTTTTGCTTCTGCCATTTTAGCTTGCCTCTCTTGCTGCAATTTTTTGCTTCTCTTTCGCCACTCGCTGCAACCATGCCTCTTCAGACATATTGTGCGGCTTGAGGCTTCTGAGTCGCTCTAGCTCAGACTTAGAAAAGCTTACGCCGTTCTTTTTGCCTTGTGTTTTTGATCGGCCCCCTTGGGGAGCTGAAGCGACTCTTTGCACAGCGGGTCGAGCTTCACTTTGAACGATCTTAGATCCACCATTAGCGGATTTGGTATGAGGATAAACCGTACCTACACGGCTGTCCAACTCTTCATAATACTCGTCCGAGCCTACATCAAAGCCTTCGTTGGCTAGATTGTAATGGACGTAGTAGGCGTATTGAGTTGCCTTCATGTCTTCTTCGTCATCTTTGTTGGCATACCACGGGTTACGGTCATGCCATTCAAGCGCGTCTTCAGTCGGGGTGACCTCTTGCTCAGCCTGCTGGTATTGCTCTTGCTGAATCACCTGCTCGTTGCCTTGAGAGACATACGCCTCTTGCTCTTGAACTGCGGTTTGCTGCCTAGCCTTGGCTACTCGCAGCTTTTCTTTCTGAATCGATATGTCGCTCTGAAGCTTTGCTGCTTTGGTTATCAGGTCTGCATCACCGCTTTCAACAGCCTTGCGATACACGTCATCAATCTGCGATTCCTTAGATACCAAAGCCTCTTCTTCTTTAGCCAGCACTTGGTTTGACTGCTGAGCCGAATACTGTCGATATTGCTGAAGCTCTGCTTCTTTTTGCAGAGCAATCTGCTCAAGCTGCTGCGCCCGTTGCTCTGCCTCTCGGTGCTTAGCGTTAAGCTTGTTGATGCGCTTGGAAACCGACTTGGTATAGTTTTCAAGCTCGTCGCCGTCACTGACAACCTCAGAGCCTTCTACTGGGTCTTCTGTGACCTGAATAGAAACCTGCTCTTCTTCGATCTGCTCCGCGTTTTGATTCTCAATCATGTGAAACTCACTATGTCATCTGGGTTAAGAATTGTGCCAATAACCTCATCATCATTGATGATTCTGACCTCGCCACCGTCTTCTAACTTGAATCGAGCGCCAGAGTAGCGGCCAATCAGAATCCACTGCTTTTCTTGGCACCACGGTGTATCGCCAAACTTTTCCGTGTCGCCGTAGCAAAGTGGCCCCATTTTTACAACATAGGCCACAACCGTGGCAAGTGCCTCTCGGTCTACCGTCTCTTTTAGTAGGTGAATGCCGCCATCAGACTGGGCTTTGCCCTTGTAGGGCAGAACCAACATTCGCCATCCTGTGGGGTCTGGCATACGTTCTAAGGCGGATTTATCTAGCAAGGTGGGGTCAAGAACGCGCTCGTCGTTTGAGACATAGGCGGACTCAGTGGTCGGGATGGTCAATTTAGATTTCCTTATAGAATTCTTTGATGGTTTCCTCGACCAAGTTTATAACAGTTAGCTCGCCCTGCAAACTTTTATAATGTTCTATATCTTTGAGCATACCGTCCATCATGACCTCGCGGATAAGCTCTCTCCGCTCAGCCATGACTCTTTTTAGGCGCGATCCAAGGTCAATGTCATTCACTAAACTTTCTCATGAAAGTCGAAGCCGCGTGTAGCTGCACCAGCGCCACGGGCCTTAATCACCTTGATTTCGCCGCCCATCGTGCGACGAACCAATGCAGGTGCCGTGGGGGTGGATTTAATGGTTTTGGTTGGCGAATCAACCTTCTCGATGCGGCTCATGTCTTTGACTGTCATTTTTTAGTCCTTTTTTTGGAAGTTTTTCTAGTTGGCTTTTTGGCCTCAACCTCTGGCGCTTGCTCGGCAACCGTTTCTGCCACTGGTTCTTCAACAACCTCTGGCTCGACAACAGGCTCTTCTACTTGCAAAGGCGCTGGAGGCTCTGTGCCGTTGATACGCGCCATCTTGGTGGCAATCCTATGATCACTTATCCTCTTTTTTTCTTCGATATCGGCTTGTTTTTTAGCCTCTAATGCAGCCTCCACCTCTCGCGCTATCTTTTTCTGCTCTCTGAGAGCGGCAATGCGATCTCGGTCAATACTGTTTGATGAAATAATTGTAGCCACTATCGGCCTCCCATGTTCTTGTTTTGCATGTCAAGGAGCTTCAGCTCCGCTTGTTGCTCAAGGCGACGAATGGCTACATCGAGCTTATCGTCTGCAACTTCTTTTTGAACGCCAAGTCGCTGCTTGGCAATCTCGGTCTCTAAGAGTTTCTCTTCAGCACGTTGTTGCTGCTTAGCTTCAAACTGTTGGTTCTCAGAATCAATAGTCTTTTCTTTCAGCATCAGCTCTTGCTGTCGTATCTGAACCAGTGGGTCGGTCTCGTCGCCTTGCCCAATGGACTCAAGCAGCTCTTGCGTCATTT